CTGCGCTTCCTGCTCATCCTCCGGTTGTCCGTCATCGGGTCCATCGGCATTGCCAAGGCTGGCGTAGGCTGCTGCTGCCTCATCGAGAGACAGCGGAGAGGTATCATCGGTCCCTGCCGGGTTATCGATGGGCATTGTGCTTCCTTTCGGGCGAGCCGGTCCGACCGCTTGGTTGTCCAATCGGGTCCAGAAGGTCGGTTATCGGCGGGTGAACCTGCCTAGACGGCAGGATTCGTGCGCTGCGGAGTGCCGCGAATGATGATCGCCGCCAGTTCCGTAGTCAGTTGGTCGATGGCCTTTACCTTGGCCTGCGCCGCCTGAATCGCGGCGATGTTCGTAGGGTCAGCCTGCACCAGTTCCTCAAGCGCGGTCTTTCGCGCCTCAAGGATGGCAAACTGGAATGTCGGATCGCGCCGGAGCGTATCGGCGTTCTGGGCCTTGATCTTGTCGTCTTCGGTCATGCCACCATGAGGAGCATTTCAATATCCTCCTCGTCCTGTTCGATTGCCCGTTGAACGATCATGTCGCGGATCGCTGCGATGATTGCCTGCTCGTCGCCAGCCTCGAATGAGGGAATGGCGATCTGAGCAGGAAGAAATGCCTTTGCCTGCGCGGGTTCAGGAATCCATGATGCAGGAATGCCCGGATCGGGCAGTTCAATCGCCTTTTCGATGCGGTTGAGCGTTACCTTGCGCTTGACAGTGCGCTTTGCGGGCTCCGGTTCGTCCGGGGCCTGTTCTTCAAATACGAACGGCCGGCGACGGGGGGCGTCATCGCCACGTTGCGCGCCGGCTGTTCTCCCAACCGCATCTAGCGCTATCGGCCCAATAGTCTGATCAAACTGCCCTTCAATCTCTGGCAGGTCGGCGGATGAGCCCGCTGCTACCAGCGTAATGGGGTCAATGGTCTGCCCGAATGACCCCTTGATAATGACCGCGCCAGTGGCATTTTGAACGACCGGCCCTATCGTCTGGCCAAAGCTGCCCTGAATGACCAAGGCTCCGACGGCAGACTGTGTTACCGGATCAATCGTGGCATTGACCGAGCCGCTTGCAGCTACTCCACCCGATGCCGAGAGAGTGAAATCACCAATCGTGCCGCTAAGCGAACCAGAAACCACCAGTTTGCCGGAAGCCGTCTGCGTGACCGGATCGATTGCCTGAGCGAAACTACCGCTCTTGATGACCTTTCCTGTAGCGGTCTGTGTGATGGCCGCGATGGTTTGCGAAACCGAGCCTTGAATAAGGACCTTGCCGGTTGCCGACTGGGTAACTGCCGGTATCGTCTGGCTAAGCGATCCGTTTACCGCCCCGCCGCCGCTCGCCACCTTGAAGGCGATGATGAGGCCTGACGCACTCGTAACATCGATGTCGGACGTACCGGAAGTCGAATAAGACGTGGAGCCGTTCGCCGTGACGGATCGATAGGCCAAAGATGCGGTGGTATTGGTGCCGCTTGGCCCTGACCCGATGCTATCGACTGCGGTGAATGAATTGGTCCACCCGGTAACTGTATTGCCTGCCAGCGTCCCTGAATTGCGGTTGAAATTGACCGCTGCGACAAGAAGCCGGTCGCCCGCTGATGGCGTCAAAGCGGGCGTTGAATACGTCTTGGCTGAACCGGTGGCAAATTGGCCGTTCGATATGTCGTAAGGGCTGCTATCCAGTCCCGATATTTCCATCAGCACCCACGATGAATTGGTGCCGGAACCGATGGTGTATTGAAACGAGTTGGAGCCACCCGAAGCAACCCGCCACCACAGATAGGAACCGTGGTACGTCTGCTGTCTCATGCCGGTTGATTCCGTCCAACCGGTGTTTGGCGTCCCGTTGTAGTCGTCTGCTGCAAAACACAGGACGATGATATTGCCATTGGTAGGCGTCGAAGCAAACGACGCCGTTGTCGTGGCTAGGTTCGAAGTACCTTTCGCTGATTGGACAAGCGTAGCGGCCATTTACTTAGGCCCCTGGAGCGGTCCAAGTCCAAGCCGTGATGTTGAAGGTCTGCCCTGCCGTGAATGACGTGCTGTCCACGATCATATCGGTACCGGTGGTGCCGACTGTGCCTTGATGATGGCAAGTCGTGCCGTCCGAAGCATAGAGGCGGTAGTGCGCCGCCGTGCCGGTGTTGTCGGCGCTGGTGTCGCTTACCGGCAGGCCGTTGAATGCCTTGGTGCCACTGGACGCCGCCGCTGCCCAATCCGATGCAAGGCTGATTGTCGCCAGCACGGTTCCGCTGTCTGCGGTGCCACAATTGGCCGGCGCCGATCCCGAGCGGATTTTCAGCACTGCGCTTGTGCCAATAGCCGTCTCGATTGCGTCGAGCATGGCATTGCGAACGGTAGTTGAGAATTGGAGTGCCATATCAGTTCACCATCGTTTCGATGCCAACGGCCCTGCTGGTCGCAGGATCGCGAACAATGCGTTTCGGCGCGCTGTGAGATGCCAGAAGCCGTTCAAGCGAGCCTGTGAGTTGGGAGATCGACTGCGTGACGCTTTCGTGCTGCTCGTCGGCCTTGGAGACGACATTGCCGTCCTCCTTCTGCGTCATGCCCATCTTCATCAGTTCAAGCTCGCGCTGCTGGGCCAGTTGCTTTTCCTTGAATTCGAATTCCCTGTCGGTCTTGATCGCGTCGGCCTGCAATTTCTGGGCTTCAATGGCCGCGTTCTTCTCAAGCTCCGCCTGCTTGACGCGAATATCGGCCTCCATCTGGGCCTGCTCTTTCTGGACCGCCGCTTGTGCCTTGGCCTTTTCAAGTTCGATCTTCGGATCGCCCTGCTGCGCTTGCTGGGCCAAAGCCTCCTGCCCCTGCTTCACGTCATCACCAGTCACTTCGGGGTAGAACAGTTCTGGCGACCGAATGCCGGCCGCTTCGGCCTGCTTGGTCAGCGTCGTCATGATGTAGGGAAGCATTTCCAGCGCCTTGGCCGGCGAAAGAGCGCCCATCTGGGTTGCAAGGCCGGTCTGGTTGGCAAGGATTTGCTGCAATACAGCCATGTCACGGTCACGCGAGCCGGTGCCGAGGCCGACATTGATTGTCACGTCCATATCCGCGTTCCAGTGACGCGGATCGACTTCGGTAAACTTGCCCCGCATGCGGATAGTGCGCGGCTTGTTCTGGTGCTTGATTTCCAGCTTGAGGATTTTGCGGAAGACCTTCTTCCAGCCCAATTCAGCCTGATTGCGGGCGATCAACTCAATCTGTGAATAGGCCGCATCCTTGGCGTTCTGATTGGCCGTGGCCGTCTGGTTCTGCAAGGCGTCGGGATCGAGCGCCATCGTGGTGCGGGAAACGCCAGTGCGGCGCTCAATGACCTGATCCTGATAGTTGATGGCGTCATAGGCATGGTTTGCCACGAATGGCACTGTCAAAGGCGTGACAGTCGAGCCAATATCGCCAAAGACCGCGCCGCCGAAGGATGGAGAAAACAACTCCTCCGGATTGGTGATCTTGCCGGTTACGAACCTCTGCGGATTGTTGGTGGCATAGGTGTTGTCGAGAGCCTGGCGAAGCAACGCGGTCTTGATGCGCTGCACGTCCATTGTCTCATCTGACAGGGAGCCGCTCTCAAATCGATGCGGCATCGGCTGGCAGGGGATGCTTTCGAACGGGAGTTCGTCATCCCATTCCTCTGTATCGAGGATTTCACCACCATCACGCGACCCGGCATAGAAAACCCGATAAAGCTCCGCTACGCCATCGTGGTCGGTATCGACATGGACATAGCATTCGTACAGATCGACCTGCTCAGTCGATTGATCGGCGTTTTCCTGTGTTCCATCCTGATCGCGGGCGATTTCCTCCGCCGTGTCGTTGTCTGCGGATCGGTTGATGGCCTCGACCTTTTCCCGGTCAAAGCCCATCTCGATCAGTTCTGAACGGGTCTTGCGCTCACGATGATACTGGAACCGGGCATCGTCGCAGGTCTTGGCCTCATCGCTGATGCCGTAGTCTTCCGGCGGCAGTGCCTCGACCTTCGTGCATCCGTATTTCGTGGTGCGCTTGATCTTGACCGAATGAAGTCCGTCATCAGTCGTCGTGTCGCTGTAGGGGCCGGAATATTCCAGAACCTCGATGTCGCTCTGCTCGTCCGATAGCAGGACAGTCAGTTCATCGTCACTCAGTCCGCTATGAGACGATATCTCGACCTTCGGTGTCGTGTCGCGCCAGACCTTGACGATACCGTCACCGCCAAGAAGGCTGTCCCATGTGGCGTTGTAGACGACGCGATAGCCGTCATTGTCCTTCCAGAACACGTAGTTGATGCCGTCAGTCGCCTGTGCTGCGCCGTCAACATCTTCGGGGCCAATCGGCTCGGCAACCGCCATGTGTTCCGAGGCTGTGTAAACGCGCATGATGCCGGGAAGCACCCAGCCCATCGTATCGGCCAGGTCACGCGAAACAGCCTTGGACCGGCCTGTCTCGGCCGGCACATCGTTCATGACGCCCTGATAGTATTCGAGCGCCTTTGTCTGCTTGTCGGATCGGCCTTTGCGGCTGTCATCGGCAAGAGAAATCTCGCGCGATACCAAAGCCTTGAAATCGGCCTCTCCGAATTTCTTCTTGGCTTCGGCCATTAAACGATGCTCCTTGCGAGCGAGCGGGCGCGGGTGTTCTGTGGTGTCTGCCCACCGGGCGGCTCGTAAGCCACGCACATCAGGCCGAACGCATCGGCGCCGTGGCTTGACCAGTCATGTTCCGGGCCAAGATCGATGTTGCGCTTGTCGTCTATCTTGGCGTGATACCAGCCGATTGCGTCGATGCCGCCGGAGCATTTCGAGGCATTGAACCAGATGGACGGAAAGAGCTTGCGCGCCGCTTCCACGCGCTTCATTGCAGCGCCCTTGCCCTGATTGGGTATCGTCCTTACCGGGAAGCCCGCTGCCTTGATGTGATCTTCGAACCTGATCGCGGTGATTGCATCCTCTTTCGCCCCATCATGGGGAAGGACGCATTCAGCGCCGGCATAGCCATTCGCCCGCAACCACTCCAGATGCGTTGCCAGCGGTTGCCCGACAGCTTCGTAGTAATCCAGCACCCTGATTTCACGGCCGATGAACTGCGCAATCCATATCGCGGTGGCGTCCCTTATGCCGATGTCCCAGAATGCCTTGATGGGCATGTTCGGATCGCGGGCGACGTTGCCCACTCGACCCTCTTGCCGTGCAACCGTGAGCGCCTGTGCGAAATAGGCACCGCTCAAAACCGTCGCGTATCCGCCTTCCCAGATATGATCGTACTGGTCCGGCGTCTTGTTGAGGCAGTCTTGCCGCTCCTGCTCAAGAACGCTTGGGAACCAAGGATTGTCTGACCAGTTGGCTCGAATGACCTTTGCACCAGTCGGGATCGCATCGCTGCGAAGCATCACATCAACTGCATCGGTCTTGCGTAGCGGGTTCCAGCTCCACCACATTTCTGATTGCAGGCCGAGGCGACTGTTTTCCCACCGGATAGTTGGGCGAACCAAGCCAATCGACCGCGAACTGATGCCGTGGGCTTCCTCACCCCAAAACCGATGAAATCCTTCCAGCGACTTGATCGAATCCGCCGTGTGATCCTGCAAGCCCTGGAAGATCAGCAGCCCGTCGCCGGGCGTCTCAATCTTGTCGTTGAAGACCTTGAAGCCATCAGCTTCGCCAAGCCCGAATTTGGCCAGTTTGCTTTCGATCAGGTATTTCGCACTGTCCTTGAGCGACTTCTGGATTTCGCGGGCGCATATGCCTCGCAGCCCCTCCCCGGCTTCACCCGGAAAGCGTAAGGCATCTTCCACCATTAGTTCGCCAAAGAAGTGAGACTTCCCAGACCCGCGCCCGCCATGGGCTCCTTTGTCACGTGCTGGCTCTAGGAGAGGTAGGAATACCTCAGCCGTCTCGATCAGCAGCCCGGACAATGATGCGCTCTATCTTGTGGACGAGGTTGATTGCACCGCCATCCGCTCCAGTTATTTCCTGCTTGTCGCGCCAATCTTCCTTGCGTCGATTTTTCAGCCAGAAGATTGCTGCTGTGGTGTCTGCCGGCGAATGCTTCTCGACCTCGACAACCTCAACCTCTTCCTCATGCTGACCGACCTTGATCTTGATCGCCTGCTCTTCGGTGTAATTGTAGCCGGTTGCCTTCTGATAGAGGCTGCGCTCAACCCGTTCGTCTGCGACTTCCTTGGCGCTTTTTATGGAGTCGCAAAAATCCTCATGATCGAGCTTCCACCGGTAGATGGTGGACCTATGGACATTGAAGAAGTCTGCCATTTCATCGTCGGTGGCGCCGAGCGCACACAGCTTCGCGGCTTGCTCTGCATATTCCGGCTTGTAGTCTGTCGGCCTTCCGCGTTCAGCCATTGCTTGCCGCCTTCATGTACCGGCGCTTGGCCGCTGTAGACCGGGTGTTACGCGATGCCCGAAAGTTTATCTGGCCCGCGTCATCAATCCTGAACTCAAGATTGTGAACCAGACCACAGTCACAACACGCCATGCGATAACCGGGTAGAGGGTGTATCCAGTCGGACCAGCCATGCTCATCCGCCGTTTCAACGCGAATGCGCGCCATTGCTCTGCCTCGAATTGAAAAGGCCCGCGCATGGCGAGCCTGTTAGCCTCTATGGGATGCGGGGCGGCCGGGTTGCGAATTACCGGCAATTCCGCGTACTACCCAACCAGTAAGCCATCCGGTCGGAACGTCATAGGGCTGGCGAACCCTGCCGCCTCGCTACACCGTCTTGTGACGGCGGTTGAATGACCCTCGGAAATAGCTAGGGCCAATAATCAGGACGGGCCAGAACCATTTTAAGGGCCTCGGCCCACCGGCCCCCACCGTACCCATCACAGGTTGGGGCACACATGTCCCACGGCTACCGGCACTTTCTCCCGCTCTGGCTCGGGCGGTTGATTAGGCCACTTTAGCCTTGCCGTCCTGATCTCGATCCGCTCTCGCGGAATTCTCTGATGATGGCTTACCGGCGCAAAGCGCCTCGTTACCCCCTTATGTCATTCTCGCGCGCACGTGTCAAACCGTTTCGGGAGCGGAATGAATTTCTTGTGCGGAATCCCCAAAGCTCAGCCAAAACATCGAGATAGGTGCGCAGGTTATCCGTCATCGTATCCCGCTGGCGGCGCGTTTCCGTCATCTCGTGGATGGAACGTCCCTCTCCCGCCACATATCCAACGAGCCTGTATGCATAGAGGCCATGAGCGCTCTTTAGAGCATCACTGGCGCGCTTTAGCTCTGATCCGGCGGTTAGCTGCTTGAGGCTGATCGGCTCGACTGCTCCACCACCGTCAACCGGCTCCTTGGAATAGTCGATAGCCTTTGCACCCGCACCGCCTACAGCTTCCCATAGGCTGCGAAACCTGACGGCAGCAGCAGCCTGCGCTTCATCAATCGCGCGCTTGGCAGCCAGCGCTGATATGGCGCTTTCCTTGTGATTAAATGGGACTGATATTTGCCGATGGTTTGTTTTGTCGCCAGCATGGTCGCGCATGTAGAGAGGGTTATCTACCTGCTCGCTACCAACCTCAATTCTGGGCTTCATGGCCCTGATTGCCTTCTCCTCCGATCTATCGAGCGCGGCGCTCTCCTGTTTGGCATCATCGCGCGCCCACATGTCAGAGACGCGGGTATCCTCTACCGGCTTCGCGTTTTCGCGCGCCAACTTCCTGCGCTTGCGAAGCTCAACGAGATCAATGCGCTTGCCGTCGATGACCCTAACACCTGGCTTCTTCACTTTGATCCCTCGCTTTGAAAAGTAGCTCTGCCGCCGCGCGAGCCTCATTGCCTGTCTTGCCGCTCCAGAACGTGCTGTTGCCGTTCAGAGCCTTCACCAGTTCGGTTGCAGCCCGTAGACCGGCATCAGATGCATGGGCGTATAGAACTGGCTCCCCATCATCGCCGCGTACCACGCGATGCCCTGCCCAATGGGCCAGCCTGTATTCCGCCCGGTAGAGCCCGTCCTGCCTGACATATCGAAAGCCGAAGCTGTTCACTGTGTTGCCGCCTTCATGCTGTCCCTCGTGGTTCGCGCGTCTATTGCCCTGAGCGGATGGCGGCGGCGAGCTGCCGCAATATCGGAATGGCATTCGGGCTTAGGAATGGGTCAAGATCGGCTGCCCATTTCTCTGCCCTCAGAGCCGCTTCCTCCCGTCCGCGCTCCTCTGCCTCGCAGAGCGCCCTGCTGACGACATAGATGGTGCCTTGAGAGGCGATTCCATCAATGTCCTGGATGAGCTTCGAAGCCCGCTGCATAAGCTCGTCGGTGAGCCAGTCGTTTCCCATCACCCCTGCTCCTTGTCTTCTGAGAGGGCGGCGTCGATGGCGGCATTGAACAGAGATTTGCAATCATCCTTCGCAGGCCAGA